GTATTGATATATTCAAATAACAAGGATAATTCGTTGAAATTAATTCGATATATAGAAATGCTGTTAGACGATAATTACTTTGATATACCTGATTTATATTATTCAAATTACCATAGTGAAATGAAACCAAAAGACCAACAAGAAATAATTAATAATTTTGAAAATGCGAAGTTTGGAATAATTACTTGTGTCTATTGTTTGGGTGAAGGTTATGATAATCATAATATAGATGCTGTTGTATTTGCTGAAAATATGAGTTCAATTATTCGCATAGTTCAATCCGCATTAAGAGCATTTAGAAAAAATAAACATCAACCTAATAAAATCACAAAAATTATTTTACCAATTTTGAATAGAGACGACTGGTTAGAAAATAATGAAAATCCTGATTTGAAAAAGGTAAGAGAAGTTATTTATCAAATGGGTTTAGAAGATGAAACTATTGCTCAAAAAATAAAGGTGTTTAGAATTGACATTGAAAAACCAAAACCAAAACCAAAACCAATCGAAAAAGAAGAAAGAGAACTGATAGATGAGTTTGGCGAATATGACGATGAATTTACTCAAAAATTAAGATTAAAAACAATAAAAAGAACGGCACTTGCTACAACATATGAAAAAGCAAGAAAAATAATTGCTGATAAAAATATAAAAAGTAAAGAAAGTTATTATGAATTATGTGAAAGAGATAATAGATTATCCAAAGAACCTGAAATAGTATTCAAGGGACCATTTACAAACTGGATAGAATATTTAAGTATTGAACGAGTATATCATGATTTGGAAACCTGTAAAAATAAAGTAGGTGAGTATTTATCATTATATCCTGAAATAAAAAAACATTATTTGGACTTATCAATTGTAAGTAATGAATTATGTAAAATAGATGTGTTATTTCCTCCAAATGGATTATGGGTTGAATACTATAATGTCAAGGATTTAAGGGAGATTATTACTATAACAAATAAGAAAAAAAAGATGGGTGTTATTTTGTAAATATTCAGGAATTGTAATGTTTAGGAATAATTAAGGAAAAAATACTTTTTTTTATAATATTATAAAAAATTGAATTAATTTAATATAAAGAAAAAATACCTTATACTATTATATATGGCAATGTCAAAACAATATTCCTGCGATTTGTGTAAAAAGAGCTTTAAACAGAAAATTGATTTCACGCGACACCAAAATAAGAAAGCACCTTGTATAACATTAACTGAAATGCAACAAATTACTCAAACAAAAGAAGTTAAAACGGATAATAAAACAACACTTATTAGTGTATTCAAAAGTATTATGGATATATTGAGAGATACTGAATCATTGGTTGGTCCTAAAGCATTATCCACTTGGACACCTTTATTAATATTGAGAATGATTGAGCCACATTTTGGAGGCGAAATAAATATTGATGATTATGAATATGATTTTAGTCATATTGAAGATGAAATGATTGAAAAACATAAAAATAAATTATTAGAAATTGTTCGTTTTAGTAATCTTTCAAATGAAAAAGAGGATAATATTCCGAATTTAATGAAACATTTATGGGATGATATTTTATCAGAACATCCTACTACAAAAAATATATTCTTGAAAGGTAAAAATATTTCAATTAAAAATAAATCAACCTATAAAAAAATTATTGATAAAATAAATTCAATAAATTTAAATATTGGCAATGATGTATTAGGCGATGCGTACGAAGAAATATTTAAAGATGTTATGGTTGGGAAAACATTCGGTCAATTCTTTACCCAACCATTAGTCAAGAAAATGATGGTGAAATTAATTAATCCACAAATACATCCTGACGGAAAAATAGATACTTGTGGAGACCCTACTATGGGAACCGGTGGTTTCTTGATTACATATTTACAAGATATTTTACAACAAGCAAACGCTAAAAACATTAAACCAGATTGGGATTTTATCAAGAATGAAGGATTATATGGCAAAGAATTAGATGAAGACACATATCAACTCGCGGTTTCAAACATGTTAATATCATCCGGGCATATGTTTGAGGGTCTAGACCACGGTGATAGTATTCGTGTTCCTATAACACGAAAGTTTGATAATATTCTTGCAAATCCACCATTTGGCATTAAAGGATTAAAATATGATGATTTTCAAAGTCCATTGAAAAGTGAATATGTTCCAATCAAAACAGATAATGCGGTTAGCTTGTTTATTCAAGCAATTATTTATATGTTGAAGATTAATGGTAAATGTGCGGTTGTATTACCTGACGGACAAGATTTATTTTCAAAAACAAATAAAACATTAGTAGCGATTAGAGAATATCTTATGAAAACTTGCGATTTGAAAGAAATTATATATCTACCATCAGGTATATTTACATACACGACCATTAAAACGTGTGTATTTTACTTTGTGAAAAAGAGAGAAGGAATTGATGTTTTAAAGGTAGATATCAAATATTCCAAAACAACTCAGAAAGAAACTAAAAGAGAATATAAGTTTTCAAAAACACATCAAACAACCAAAGTCAAGTTTTATGATTACAATCCTTATGAAGATGTAAAAAATCTATTGATTGAAGTTCCTATTGAGAAAATTGCGAGTAATTCATATTCACTTAATTATGCTGAATATATGAAAGATGAAACCGAAGAAGAACAATATGAAGATGGTATTGTTGTAAAAACACTTGGAGAGGTTTGTAAGTTTGATATTGGAGGGACGCCTTCAAGAAGTAAAAATGATTATTATGAAAATGGAAATAATCTATGGGTTTCAGTAAGAGAATTGAACGGAGGTTATATTTATGATACAAAAGAAAAAATAACTGATTTAGGTGTTCAGAAAAGTAGTGTAAAGTTATTTGCGAAAGATACTATATTGTTCTCATTTAAATTAAGCATTGGTAAAACGGCGATTGTAGGTAATCCATTATATACAAATGAAGCAATTGCTGGAATATTAAGTAAAAATAATGATTTGTTAATCAATAAATATTTATATTACTACTTGACTATTAATGACTTTTCAAAACTTGGTTCTGGAATACTTGGCAATGGTTCATTAAACAAAAAATCATTAAAACAAATAAAAATCCCAATCCCATCACTTGAACGCCAACAAGAAATCGTAAAATATTTAGATTTCATATACGAAAAAGCAAACAAAACAAGTAATGAGAAAGTTGTGGAATTGAAGCTGTTGAACGAGTTTTGTTTGAGTAATCAAAAAATATTTGGTGAGAATGTTGTAAAAACACTTGGAGAAGTTTGTAAAGTTAATCAAGGAACTTATATAAAACCTGATATGAAAATACAAGGTGAATATCCTGTTTATGGTGGTGGAAATGCAAGTTATTATATTAATCAAAGCAATAGAGAAGATGAAATAATTGTGGCAAAAGATGGAGTATCTGCGGATTGTGTGAGATATGAAAAAGATAAGTTCTTCTTAAATCATCACGGCTGGACTATAATTTGTAAAGATGTGATAAATAAAAAATATATGTTCTATTATTTACAATCAATTCAACGTGAATTATTAAGTATAGCAAAAGGAACCGCACAACTTGGAATTAATCAAGAAAACTTCTATAAATTAAAAATCCCAATCCCATCACTTGAACGCCAGAAAGAAATTGTTGATTATTGTGAATATAATTATACACTCATTAACCAATTAAAGAAAGAGATTGAAAATCATAAAAAACAGGCACAACAATTTATTACAGGTATTGTAAAAGCACAAGTTCAAACAGAAGAACCAGATGATACAAGTTCCGTAAATGCTGAACCTATTGACGAAGTTCAAAATGAAATAGTATCTATTGAAGAAGAAGTAGTAATTGAACAAAACCCAAAGGTTAAAAAAGTCAAAAAAACTCTTGTTATTGTTGAAGAAGATAATGAAATATAATTATTAACATTCATTTATTATCATATAATTAATTATCATATAATTAATTATACCCATTTCTAAGTTCAAAACCCCTTATTTATTTAATATTTTATCTACAATTTTTTTAATTAACATAGGCGGAACCGCATTACCTATTTGAATTATCTGTTGTTTTTGATTACCAGATAATTTATAATCTTTTGGGAATCCTTGAATTTGTTTTAATTCATCCGGAGTAAACATACGCAGATAATCGCCCGATTTATTTCTAATTGGAACAAAAAAACGAGGTTGATGCTCATACGTACAGATTATCGTTTTTGAAGGATTACGTATATCGACTACCTCGCAATGGATCGGCGAACACCTTTTACCAAATGAAAATAATGTATCATAACTTTTATCGCCATATGATTTATTCGCAATACCCCTTTTCATAATCAAATATGGATGCCCCCCAGTTTCCTTTTCTTTATTCTTTAGGTCAGTGATTATACACTCTTTCGGTATTTGTTCAAAATCAAATACTTTCTTATCAATTTTCATAGTGCCTTCCATACTAAAAGATACTATATCTTTTATATTGGTCCACGAATCTTTATCGGGTGTATCTTCTTCAGGAAATTCCAGATTATAATTATCAAGATAACTATTTTTTATACCAATTATAAGCAAACGCTCTCTTTTTTGAGGTATTCCATATTTATGACACTGAAACAATTTATACTTTACACTGTAATCTAATTTCTTAAACTCTTCGACAATTATATCAATATATAATTCACCCGTTTCAGTTTTCTTTGTTAGCAAACCCTTTACATTCTCTCCAATAATAATTTTAGCATTGGTTAATTTTGCCGCTCTAACAAATTCCCGAAATAAGGTATTCCTAGGATCTTCGACTTTTCTTTTACCACCAGTACTAAATGATTGACAAGGAAATCCCGCAAATAAAATATCAATTTCATTATTATAATGCAGGAATTCATCATCATCTACGTTTAATATATCGCTTTTTACTTTCTCTCCAATTAACTTACAATCCTCAAAATTTATCTTGTGCGTTTCACAAAATACCCTTTCTTTCTCACTAAACGCGACTACTTTAACCCCCGATTGCTCCATACCAAGAGTATCTCCACCCATTCCCGAAAATAAACTCATACCCTTAAGAGAGGTCATCTATAGATGATATTAATATAATATACATATATAATTTTACACATATTATATAATCTTACACATATTATATAATTTTACACATATTATATAATCTTACACATATTATATAATCTTACACATATTATATAATTTTACACATATTATATAATCTTACACATATTATATAATTTTAGATACTTATGAAATATATATTTCATATTCATGTCTGGCGATTTTTATATTGTGTCCGCGTCTTCTTCGGCACTTGACCCAGAACTAGTCCCATAATACTCATAATTATCTAATTTTGGGTCACTCTTATTTATATTCTTTTCATATACTCTTAGCGAACCCATTAAACTTTGATTATCTATTATCTCATCCGCGATCGCCTTCCATTCAAACATATAATTATGATTTGGCTCCTCCCTTATCTCATAGAAATCCGTCTCTATACAAATACTTCTCAAATACTTTGTTATTCTATCAAAATAGTTTATCAACCTTCCCGAATTAACATGGGTCACTATATGTATATCATCGCCCGACCATAATAAATTTTTATCTAGTAAATCCCTTATGGTATACTTCTCTTCTAACTCCACGTAATTTTGATTATATAACTTTATACTATAATGTAACTGCTGTGGTGTCCAATTCGTTTCACAAGTTAAACTAAACTTTAATAAATTTATTATCTCTTTTACACTCTCATATGTTGCCAAACTTAATGTCTTTGGTTTTGGTTCGTGTGTTAGTATAAAATTTAACATTATTGTCTCACTCATAATAGATTTATATCTATTATCGTTTTATATTTAAATACAAGTATAAACATTTATTATATGACATTAAATATTCATAATGATATTATTGAGAAATTAAACCATTTATTAAACCAGAATAAAGTTCCTAATATCATTTTTCATGGACCATCTGGCTCGGGTAAACGAACCATAGTTGATAACTTTCTTAAACAGATATATCGTGATGTCACCAATCTTAGTGAATATATTATGGTCGAAAATTGCTCTCATAGCAAAGGCATTAAATTTATTAGAGAAGACCTTAAATTCTTTGCAAAAACCAACATTAAGGATATTAATAAATTTAAAATCATATTACTTCTTAACGCCGATAAACTCACCACCGACGCACAATCCGCATTAAGAAGATGCATTGAGTTATTTAGCCATACTACGCGCTTCTTTTTAATTGTAGAAAATAAAAATCATCTACTTAAACCTATACTTTCTCGTTTTTGTGAGATTTATGTTCCGTACCCTATTATAAATGACAAAATCATTAATTTACACAAATATTTAATCCAGAATGTTTTTGATAATAAAACCGAAATAGATACCGAACAGAAATTAAGAACCCTTCTTCTCCCAAAACATGTTAAAACCAGCAAAGATATTTCATGTTTATCAAAGCGTTTATATGAAAAAGGTTATAATTCATTCGATATTATGAATCATTTAGAATCAAAAAAAATCAATAAACTAGATAAATCGAAATTATTATTATTCTTTAACAATATAAAATCCGAGATTAGGGACGAAAAATTATTAATGTCTATTTTCTTATATTTTATATTTTTACGTTTTGATATCGATTTAGAAAATATTACATTTATGTAATATGGATGATTATAATCTATCGAGTTTATCCGAGTCTAAAAACGAATGGTGTATTCGTTTAGTCAATATCTTGACCCCGACCATTGTCGGCGGTATTCGCTCCATTTTTAATGAAGCCCTAGAATTATGTCAACAAAACCAAGAAGAAGACCAATATCTACTCACGTTTCAAACGTTCCTTACTCGTATTCCTAAATGGAATGACCGCATCATTCGCGAAGAATGCACCCGTATTGAAGAAAACTCTAATTGTGGTTATCTTGAAGAATTAATATCCTGCGTTCATATTATTCAACTTAAAGCACTAACTTGTATTCGTGTCGGCAGTAAACAAAAAAAAGTCGACCTTGAAATACCCAAGGTAGACCAATTTATTCATAGAGTTTATATTAATGTCGCCCGAACACTTTATACAAATGTTTATCTTTTTGAACACGACATTATGCCCCTACAAATTCAAAAAAATAATAGAGAATTCGAACATATTGTTAAGGAAGCTATTTTAAATTCTATTAGAGAAACTATGCCCATTGAAAATATATTAAAAGCCTACATTGACGTCACCGAAGAATTGGAAACCGACATTCAAGAAGAAGTCATTATTGAACCTATCGAAATTGATAGACAAGCGAATCCCACCGAAACGAAAGATACCGAAACGAAAGATACCGAAACGAAAGATACCGAAACGAAAGACATAGAAACCAACGACCACTATACTAAACCTACCGATTCTTCTACGTCTACTTCTATCGTAACCGAAGTTACACCCGAAAATATTGTTATTGAAAATAATAGACCCAAAATTAATTTCGCCGACCGCGATCACACTATCGATACTTTAGGAAACACAGATACTATCTCTGCGCCAAAGGATGACGCCAATCTACAAAGACTAGAAGAAGAAAGATTTAGACAAGAACAATTAGAAGACGACGACGATGGTAATCTCTCTGGTTCATTACAAATTGGCGATACCATAGACCTTGATATCACCGATATCAATGACTTAAATCAACCTATACACCTTGACCCACCTCTTATCGACGAAATCGAAGTTTTAGAATAATGTGTAAAAACCTATATGTAGTTATTGTCAAATTCAACGTTTTAGAATAATGCGTAAAAACTTATATGTATTTATCGTCATTTTTATTAATGGATAAATACATATTTTCGGCATATGTTATGGTTGCATTTACTATTTTAAAATGTTTAGATGCAAAATTTATTAAAAAAGAAGATATACAACCCAAACACCTCATTAGAGACTGCGCTATCGCCTATTTATCCTCTCTCACAGCGTTCTTCTTTAACGAATTTATTATTCAAGGAGAGAGCCTTAAAAATAAAATCGCCGTTTATACCGGCGACGCAGGCTTTTAAATGTATACCGGCAGTTTATCTATATTCATTAATCCTTCTTGCTTTTTTGCTATCTTACTTTTTACAAAATACCGCTGAAAATAATTATGTTTTTCAAATACTTTCTCTGGTTTATGATTATTTACCGAACGAGCTATCATTTTATATAATTTAAATTCCGGATACCGTTCCTCTCCATTATTCTTATATAATATATTTCTATTATTGTCATCATAACACCAACTTAATATTATCTGTTCTATCTCTGAATATTTATTTACATCATCATTTATCTCTTCTACTATAAAATCATACATTGAACAACCCAACCTACATAAATCAAAACTGTTATTTGCCTCCAATCGAGGTTTCTTCTCATTGAAATATGGGAGGAAATTATATTGGGTTGCTGCATCACCCTTTGAATGAAAACTATCACTACATATCTCCTGACCCTTATATCTGTAAATTGCCCTTCCAAAATCTATTATCTTAAATATCTTCCCATAAGTAGGAACCTTATAATTTATATCATTTAACTTGTAATACAAATACTTTTCACTCGTCTCTATATACATAATGTTATTCGTATGCAAATCATTATGTGTTAAATGAAATACCTTTTGTAATGATATTAATATCATTAATATTTGTGATATTGCTGAACCCAATTCACTGTCGGTTATCTTTTTATTACTTAATAAATAATCAAATGTATTATCACATCTCTCTAACGAAATTACCTGAACCGGAAATCTATTTATTGATACAAAAACCTTCTCTTCTGTCGCCGTAGAACAACTTGACCCACCCGAATCACTCCCTTCACTCCCTTCACTCCCTTCACTCCCTTCACTCCCTTCATCCGTTAATGATGTGCGAGAAGAACACGTAGATGCGCTTCTCGTAACGCTTTTATTCAACAATTCGCCTATTGCTTTCCCCGACGAATATAATTCCTCTATGTTTTCTAAACCACCATTACTATTACTATTACTATTATTGTCTTTCTTAAAAACTTCATCCAGACAATTTAAATCTTTTACATCCGACAAATTTAAATATTTAGGAGATACATTTTCACTTATACGTAGTTGCTTTTTATGATTTCTTGAACCAGAATTTATAAACTCTTCGTGTATCGTATTATCTAACTTAAATAGTTTATTTACATTTGATGTAAAATAGTCGCTATCATATAAATATTCTATATCATCTATTATATCCACCTCAAAGTTCCTTTTTATACCTAAATAACTTCCAAAGAAATCTAACCCATGTATAAAATTATGTTTATGAAGCAATTGACTTGTTAAATATGTCGCAAATGAGTCTACATATGCCGAATTATTCTTATCTAATATCTTCGCATAACTATCCTTATTATTCATCTTTGGCAAATTAAATAATTTATTGTCGTCTTCCTCATATTTTCCTGTCATATATTTTACCGGGTCTAACAAAGGCGACAATTTAAAAAACACCTTCTTGTCACATAATACATTATCAGTGTTTCTAACGAAAGCTTTATCTTTATCTTTATCTTTATCTTTCTCATATCTCTCCAGTTTATAGTGTTGGTTCAAATTTATTGAATTATAATTATCATCATTTAACGAAAAGAATCTTTCATATATTGGAACATAATTTTGTAATTTCTCCATGCCTAATCCATCCTCCTTTTCAAAACAACGAAATAATTCGGTATTATCATTTTTTGAATAATTAACTTCCATATTTTGTGAATACATTTCTATTATTCATTTTAAACTAATTTTGCGGATAAATATTTATTTCATTATAGATATTTATCTATATATAATGACCCTCGAATTAAAGAAATTCTCTATGAATGATATTACCTTTAAACCTACCGAAAATAAGGGACCCGTTGTTGTTTTAATTGGACGACGTGATACCGGCAAAAGTTACCTCGTTAGAGACCTATTATATAACCACCAAGATATACCTATCGGAACGGTCGTTTCCGGCACCGAAGCCGGCAATGGCTTCTACGCCAGCCACATCCCGAAATTATTTATCCACGACGAATATAATACCGCTATTATTGAAAATATTCTTAAGAGACAAAAAGCCGCCCTGAAGGCCGTAAGAAAGGAAATTACACAATATAAAAAAAGCAATATTGACCCCAGAGCATTTGTTATCCTCGATGATTGTCTATACGATAATACATGGACTAAAGACAAAATGATGCGACTTCTTTTTATGAATGGTCGTCATTGGAAAATTATGCTTATTATTACTATGCAATATCCTCTTGGTATTCCCCCTAATCTTCGCACCAATATCGATTATGTCTTTATCTTAAGAGAACCCTACATTTCAAATCGTCGAAGGATTTGGGAAAATTATGCCGGCATGTTTCCTACCTTCGAATCCTTCTGCCAGGTTATGGATCAATGTACCGAAAATTTCGAATGTCTAGTTGTTAATAATAACTCCAAGTCTAATAAATTACAGGACCAAATCTTTTGGTATAAAGCAGAACCACATGGAGATTTTAAATTAGGTTCTAAAGAATTTTGGGATATATCCAAAGATTTAGACTCCGACGACGACGAAGCACCCTATGACCCCGATGCTTCTAAAAAAAGAGGGGCCGGTCCAAAAATTAACGTTCGAAAGTCTCGATGGTAATTCTAGGTTTTCGACCCCACCCAACAAAATGTTTATATTGATGCAACGCTTTAACTTCATAGGAGAAAAAATGACACCATTCATTCTTTTCTACAAAACATTCCCGCTTTTGTCTTACACCCTTTGACATTTACACCCTTGAAGATTTTAAAATGATTTGCATCATTCAGCGATTCATTTATTCAAAAATCAGTATAATACCCGTTCTTCATTAGAATTAGATAATGCCATTGCCGGATTAATGAATTGAATATGATACGTTCTCACCGTTTTCATATACCATATACCATATACCATATACCATATCTAGACTTTACTTGCCACGCATCGTAATTCATCGGCCTTTTTCTTATTCATTTCAAGGTCTCTTTTTATTTGTTCAGCATCTTTTATATAGCTACAATTATGTGCCTCCGGTAAACGATGTGCTATACAAAAACATAATTCACATTTACACATACCAATTAACGCAGCGGCAGGAGGTATTCTTTCACCACATCCATCAAAAGGACATCTCTTACACTTCTTCGCCATTTTATACTATTGATATAAATATTATATTATATATATCAATTCTATATAAATTATTTAATAAATTATATATCGCTATTCTCTAATGTATTCGCGAATTTATTCACGAATTTATTATCCATAATAGGTACGATTACCCACGTCACGGCCTGTATCTGTATCGGTTTCATTCGCCAACATTGTTTTAATTTTTACATTAGCGGTGGCTCTTCCTACATATAGAGGTGTCGGGGCAGAATTTCGATAAGCCCGTTGCGTCATTAATATTGACTCTCGTTATTCCCGATGACGCATTGAACCGACGGCAGAACCCTTCGACCCACTTTTTATAGATTTATCGCGTATAGTTATTCGTTTATCTTTGCAAAATATTCTTTTGTGGCGAGGCGGTTGTACACATAGTATATTATAAATGAATAAGGTTATTTATCCGTACTATCTCTAACTAACTTACTTCTTAGATATCCCTGTAATACCTCCGCACTTTTATGTTTTTCGAGGTTTTCTAAAACATCTTGTAAACCGTGGTCACTATTCTTATCACGAACTACATTTTCGCTGTCAAATAATTCTTTGCGAATATTAGCAGAGATAACTTCATTGCTTAACTCGGTATCTTCCTCGCTGGCACCTTTTACATCAATTAAGTCGCCTTGTTTATTTATTGTCTGTGTAAGAACATTACCACTAATTGAAGCTTTTTCAATGTTATCTTCAATCGCGGTCCTTTTTGCATCTTGAACGCGATTATCAAATTCTTTTTTAGCACATGCTTCATTCTTATTCTTTTCATGCATCAATTGATTTAATTCCTCTTCCAAATATTCTACCCTACCGGTATTATACGCCTCGGGGTGGAACGGCATCCAGACTCCAACTTGCCCGACATAAACATCGTGATTCGGGTCGGCTTCTCGCAACATTTTACATCGAAGCTCGGCTTCCTGAATCGTTGGATAAGAGCCTCTAACCTTGATACCGCGTGAATTGGTTTGATAAGCGTGGATCTCGCTGAATTCGGCGTTTAGTTCATCTTCATTCTTTTCAATAAAACTTTTATAATCATCCGAGACATTGTAATTATATAGAGCATCTTTTTCAGTCTTGACAAATTCCTGTAAATCATCTTGAATTAAAGCCTGGTCTAAATTATGTTTGTAACTTATAAAATGTAAAAACTGTGTAAATTTGTCAAGTGATTTAGAGATTTCCCATTTATTAACAAATTTTTCAAATAAAAACTCCTTTTTTTCTTTTAAAATATTCTCGGGAGATAGAAAAGATAAACATACAAACTTTTGTCCTGCAATAGTTCTATCTTCATCCAAAACATCCACATATTTAGGATTATTTTTTCCATTATCATCCGCTTTCAATTCAAAATTAGGTTTTCTATTCATAATATAAATTATTTAAATTGATATTTAAGTAGTTATATTATCAATATATTTTTTTCTAATTAGATAATATAATATGTTAGATGGACTTAATTTACAAGATTTTTTAAATCGCGCTATCAAATACCTCGTTGAAGGTATTATGGTTGCGCTCGCCGCCTTTGCTATTCCCAAGAGAACATTAAATCTTGATGAGATTGCCTTAATTGCTTTAACCGCGGCCGCCACATTCAGTATTCTAGATACATATGTTCCAAGTATGGGCGTCCAGGCTCGCAGTGGCGCAGGACTAGGCATCGGTGCTAATTTAGTTGGTTTCCCTCTCTAAATTATATATTTAATTATAATTAACGTAAGATTATAATTAAATCGTTGTTATAAACTCCCAATCCAACTCTTCGCATATTTTCTTCCAAATTTCGTCCTGTTCTATTCGTTTTTCTCTATCTTTTAACATCGGGAAGTAAGGTAAGAACTGTGTTTGGTCTAATAGTTCACAAAGTTTATAAACTGTATAATAATAATTTAAAAAATTTACCCTATCGTCGGGACAAAATTTCGCATAGGGTGCCTGAATATCCATAAATAAATTACATAAAAGCTCCTCCAATTCTGGCCTCATAATCGGTGGCTTTATACCTAGTTTATCTTTAATAAAAGGTATGTGTTCATAATATTTGTTATAACCTAATTTTTTTAAAATATCCTTAGCCTTCTTATTTGTTAATTGTTCTAACACTAGTCGTTCTCTTTTTATTTGTTTTTTTATATTTTCAAGCACGTCATTGGGTATTACTGTTGTTTCTTTGGCTTGAAATTGCGCGAGTATTTCTCTAAAATGGTTGATTCTCTTATACGCATAAAAACATACTTCTTTAGGAGGTTCTTTATAAGAAGGTTTATCGTTATCTACTAAATATCTTTCATTATAACTACATTGATTGCATACCAATATGCCTTCGTTTTCTACCATTATCATCTCTCCTCTCTCACATGTTTTACATATATCAGACTGTACTACAAAATTATTAATGTCAATAAAAGATTCATCTATATTTGATAAATATTGCTGAACATTAGTTTGCTCTTTATCATAACTACCGAGTGAATTTTCGTCATTTTCAATATTGAAAAATTTATCAAGAATGGTGGGCTTCTTCTTACATTTTACAATATTTTGTTTATTTTCAAAATAAGTAAATACATATTTTGAGTTATTAAGATAATACTCCTTCTCAGACCTTTCAATATTTCGAATTTGTTTAGATATAGTTTTTAACTCATCTTCAATATCTAATTTCTCCTCAATACTAATACTCTCCTTCTTTAATATATGATTTAATCTTAATCTTTTACTTTTTAATTTAGGCAAAACATGATTTTTATCATTCGTCATCTTTAAGGTTATTTCCCTATGCTTTCCATCTAGAGTAATCGTATCCTTTTGATTCATCTCAATTATCTTTTTATTTTTTGGTTTAAATGATGGCATACTAAATTTAATATTTTCATTTGTTTAATTCAATAAATATTTAGTTAATATATTAACTTTTCTTTGTATTAATAATATAAAAAATGCCGAATATTATCGTTGATAAACAATCGAATATGGATGCTATTGAACTTGGTAAGATGAAATTTATATATAATGCATTACAGAGTGGATGGAGAATCCAAAAAAAACGAGATTCCTATATCTTTTCTAGAAAGCACGAGGGTAAAAAAGAGGTGTTTGTTGACACCTATATAAAGCAATTTATTGAAGATAATATTTAAGTAATATCTAACCGGATTTATAATAATTATTTATTTTTTAAATAATTATCCAAAATTTTTTTTTCTTTAGCAATATTATAAGATGGGAGGAGGATTAATGCAACTAGTCGCTTACGGAGCTCAAGATGTTTATCTTACGGGCAATCCTCAAATTACATTCTGGAAGGTGACCTACCGTCGCCATACCAACTTTGCTATGGAATCAATTGAACAGACATTCAACGGACAAGCCGACTTTGGACGCAGAGTCACATGTACTATTAGCCGCAATGGTGACCTCGCATACCGTACATACCTTCAGGTCACCCTTCCTGAAATTAACCAATCTATGGGAACTGATGTTTACGCCAGGTGGTTAGACTGCCCCGGCGAGCAGATGATCTCTCAGGTTGAGATTGAAATCGGTGGTCAGCGCATTGATCGCCAATATGGTGACTGGATGCATATCTGGAACCAGCTTACCCTCTCTGCTGAACAAGCCGACGGTTACAATAAGATGGTCGGTAACACTACCCAATTAACTTACATCACCGACCCGAAGTTTGCCGCCGTTAATGGTCCTTGTGGAGCAAGTGCCCCGGTGCAAGTATGTGCCCCGCGCAATGCTTTACCCGAAACAACCCTCTATGTTCCTCTTCAATTCTGGTACTGCCGTAACCCCGGTCTTGCTTTACCACTCATTGCTTTACAATATCACGAAGTTAAGATTAACCTTGACCTTCGTCCTATTGATGAATGTCTATGGGCTGTCACCGCATTGGCCGGCGGTTCTGGAGATATGAAGGTCACCACTGCTTACCAGCAGTCACTTGTTGCCGCGTCTCTCTATGTTGACTATGTCTTCCTTGATACCGAAGAGCGCAGACGTATGGCTCAAAACCCCCACGAGTACCTTATCGAGCAACTCCAATACACCGGCGATGAATCTGTAGGTTCATCCTCCAACAAGCTCAAGCTTAACTTCAACCACCCTTGCAAGGAAATAATCTGGGTTGTTCAGCCCGATGCTAATGTTGACTATTGTGCTTCCCTTATGACTGGCAACACTTTATATAGCACTCTTGGCGCTCAGCCTTTCAACTACACCGACGGTGTTGATGCTCTGCCAAATGCGGTTCACGCTTTCGGTGGAATGGATGCCACTTCAAGCAACCCACCGCTGGTGGGTGGCACAGACGTTATTACCGCATCTGGTTTATTCCAAGACCGTTTCGCCGACGATACGTCCGCTACTGCGTCGGCCAACATCGATAATGCCTGGAACGCCTCTGTCATGACCCCTCCTGTAGTGGGTGTCACCGGGAGCAATGTCTCCGACGCCGGCACATTCGTTCTGGCCGAAACGGCCAAGTCCATGCACTGCTGGGGTAACAATCCCGTTGTCACCGCCAAGTTACAACTTAACGGACAGGACCGCTTCTCCGAGCGTGAAGGGACCTACTTCGACCTCGTCCAGCCATACCAACATCACACTCGCACACCTGATACCGGTATTAACCTTTACTCCTTCGCTCTTCGCCCCGAAGAACACCAGCCATCCGGCTCGTGCAACTTCTCCAGAATTGATAATGCTACTCTTCAGCTTGTCCTTTCTAACGCCTGTGTCCAAGGCACTCACACCGCCAAGGTCCGCATATACGCCGTTAACTACAATGTTCTCCGTATTATGAGTGGCATGGGGGGATTAGCATATTCGAATTAAATTTTCGACAGCCTCCATTTACAAACACGCAGGAATTAATGAAATGTCCGGCAAATAAGAATTCGAGAGTTAATTATATTGATTTTGATATAATTCATTTCTAATTAATTTTTGACAGACATTTATCCAGACATTATTTGGTAAAATTGATATAAATAATTCATCATATCATTTCTTATAATATGATGAATGACAATAATTCTATTGATAATTATTTATCTGTTGATGAAAAAATTATCCATAAAGATGATGGTAGGCTCTCTGTTGGTGGGCGATATGCTAATCAAAAGAAAAATTTCTTATATTTAGTTGAAAATGAAAAAACAAAAGAAAGACATTATCTTATGAGTTGTAATAATAATAATGATATTTACACTTATATTTCTTGTGAAGATATTGAAAAAATATTAAATATGGATGTGCGACCATGTTTTAGTCTTAATAAATTAACTGGTTATTTATTTTCAACACAAAAAAATTATTCTCTTTATTTACATCGATATTGTTTAATTAATACATGTCCGGATGATATTAAAATCAATGACCCAGTTTATTCGGTTGATCATATTAATAGAAATAAATTAGATAATAGACGTTCAAATTTAACATGGGCAACACAGAGAGAACAAAATCTTAATCAGGGTAAAAAAGCTAGAAGAAAAACAGCAAAACCCTTGCCAGATGGAATTACCCAAGATATGATGCCTAAGTATGTTGTTTATTATAACGAATGTTACAATAAAGAAAAAAATTTATACAGAGACTATTTTAAAATTGAGAAACACCCAAATATTACAACCCCAATTATTGGATACAAATCTAATAAATTCACTGTTATTGAAAAATTAGAACAAATTAAAGAAATTAAATATAATTTAGATAATAATATTGTTCACGAAAAAAAAAGTATTGTTCCACAATACTATAGAATTTGTAATATGCGGAATGCCCCTCACATGTGTTATGAAAAACGCGTCGTTGATGATGATAATAATACTAAAAGATTATCTTTTAATATGAAATTAAAAGATGGAGAAGATATTGAAAAAGAATTAGAAAGATTTAATAAAAATTTATTCAATAAATATCCCGAACTTATGGAATAATTCAAATTATATTTTAATTCATATTAATTAATTATGAAAAAATATTAAGAATAATTTTTTTTATGTAAAACTCCTGAAATATACGTTATTATATCATGTGTAGCTCCAAGCCTTTTTAGTTTTTCTTTTACAATATTTCATTTCATGATATCTTGCTCCTTTTTCAGTATCGAATTCTCGGTCACAATAATTACAACACCATACTTCAATTTCTTCGCTAGATTCATCGCTCGAATTATCACCCAATTCATAACCATTTACATCGGCCGAAGCATAACAATCTTTCTCCCAATGACTATTTCTTCCACATCTATTACAACAATCTTGCGTAGATTTATTTTTATTTGGTTTATTAACAGGTTTAATTGGAGCCGTTACTTTTTCTACAGTCTTTTCTTTTATATTTTGAACCCCAGATGTATGACATTTTTCATGATGCCATTTTATTGTTATTTGTCCTTTAAAACTAGACTCCTTACCAATTCTAATCTCGCCCTTTGGAATTAGCTCTTTACATTTTTGACATTTAGCTCTTCCAGTCTTGGCTATTTCTTTTATAGCCGTTTTATCACTATTATTTTCTGTTTTTTTAGGTTCTTCATCCTCTACATCATCCAATATATTATTTATAATATCAATAGATGTTTTTTCTTGTTTTTCAATGGCATAACATGCTTCTAGATTTTTCAGCCAAGCAGCTTTTTTGTTAGAACAATCTTTCGCAAAATGTCCAGAATTACCACATTTACGACACCTGTCTCCCAGTCCAAAAATAGACATTTTTATCATATCGCATTCCTGATTTGTTAAATTAGATGTATTTGTAAATTCCCAACCTCTCACATTATTAAATCCGTGTTTAATCATACGCATTATTGTCTCATCTTTTTCCCAATTTGATAAATTATTATCTCTCGGTGTTAGTGGTTCTCGAACTGTATATATACCTCCATTTACTTGTACAAATTTCGCACATTTATCGCCGCCTGATTTATGATTTTCGATTCTGGATATAATATTCCCTGATTTACCAATATAATATTTATCTTTATTATTCAATTGAACGACGTATACGCCAGAGTTCATGATATTCTTATAATATATTATTAAGAATATATTCAATCAATTTTTTTCAATATTATACTCCAAAACTTACAAAAATTGACTTAATCCTTTTTTTTAATTCATATTAATTTTTTATATAATATGAATTATTTACTGTGACCCACCAATTCCATATCGCCAGCCCAGATTACCCCATCTTTTAGTATAGCAACATTTAAATCGTCGAATCATTTCACGAACCATTTTATCTTTATCCTTTTCAACGTGGAGTTCTATATCAAGTAAAATGTCCATCCAAATAGCATCACTATCGTTATATCTACCAAAATGTAAAGACTTCTTTAGTCGGTCATAAGACCCGGTATCATATGTATCTACTATAAGATCAAACCCGGGCTCATGTACCATTAATTTTGTCATTAACCTTTGTAGTGCTTTTATTTCAGTTAGGCTTTTGATACTATTTTTATAATTTTCATACATCATAATAAAGTATTGATATTTTGAATAAAGATTTTGTAATTGGGAGTCGGTATTTACAAGTTTATTTAATTCAAAGATACGATTTGTCTCATCTACCCTCACGATTTGTATTGTATCCTTCGTTGCTAACCCAGAACTTAAACTCGAAAATATTATTAATAATATATCTCGAGGTAATTCATTTATAAGCATTATATTATTAAATTTAAATATTTAAATTATTATTTATATATAATCGCAAATCGCCGCTATATACCCCCTATCTACTATCGTCAATTTAAACGGCTTCCCACAACCAAAAATAAACTCTCTCTCTTTCAAATTATCACAGTATTCCTTCGTTGAATGCGGAGGTATTGGTTCAAGAGTATCCCTAAAAACTCCATGTCGAAATATCGCACAATTTATCTCTAATATATTTATTGTTACAAATGTATCACAATGAGGACATTTTACACATATTATTTCATTCTCCATATATTATATTTTGTTATTCTTTTTATAACATTATTCCATAACCATTTAAAAGATTATGCATATCTAATTCATAAAACATGCAGATATTTATAAAAACTTTAACTGGAAAAACTATTACCTTGGAAGTTGAAGGTACTGACACCATTGAGTCTGTCAAAGCGAAAATTCAGGACAAAGAAGGGATACCACCAGATCAAATGTAGGTCTGAGTGAATGATAAAACATTTGCTAGTCCAAGTATTGTGGGCTAGACAGCCAAACTTCGGGAACCGCTTAAAGTTTTTTAGTCCTAACACATATGTGAAAGCATGTGTGGGCTTCAGGGAAAACTTGAAGGTATAGGCATAATCTAAAAAAATACGTAGCCGATCCGAATCCAAGCCTCTAAGTCTATTAGTCATTTAGATATGAGGAAGGTTAAACGCGTAGATGGTTGTCGGGGTGAAAAATTGACTATTTTAATGATCCCTTAAGGTATACGCTACTCCCACCTGAAAAGGTGCTATATTGTATTTTTAGCATATCCAATACTTTAATATGCTATTAAGAATATATAGGGGTTATGATCTCAAGAGGAAATGCTTGAAGAAACCCGGTATAAAGGCAACAGAGATTAATTTTTGCGGGTAAATAGCTTGCCCGGAAAAGCGTTCTACCAGAATTATTTAGGCTCTAATTCTGGGAAAATAGTTAGTATCCTAATACCCCAAGAGGTAATATACAGGCGCTAGTCTTTATTATTCAAGAATAATAATAAGGGCGAGATCATTGGAGGCGGGAAACTCCTTAGAGCTTCAACTACCACTCTTTATTTAGAAATATTAAAGAGGAACTCGGCTAGCAGCCGAACCCAATGGTAATAACGTTGAAGATTGGACAATCTGCCATTCTTATTTTAACCTCGCTATGACAAGAGTATGAATAAGGACTCAGAGAACGGTAAATGGTCGGTGAGTTATGATGGATTAGTCATCCTGAATTCGCCTAAGGGACGTTCCAGCCCATAAAGAAATTTATGGGATTAACTGAAGCAGTTAGAAGACGGTAGAACACTGGGCGAGTATAATATTCAGAAGGAAAGTACGCTCCATTTAGTACTTCGATTACGAGGGGGCCTTCATGTCCCGATAAATTATATGTTATTTTAATTTGATATTTTAAAAAAATTGATTTAATTATAATTATTTTATTATAATTAAATGAGTGGGTTTATTTATAAAATAATTTCCCCAGATAATAAGGGATATATTGGTCAAGTAGTAGAATATTTATCTAATGGAGATAAAAAGGGTATTGAAGGCAGATGGAAACAGCACATAAATAACTCAAAAAAATGTGATACTTATTTAAGCCGTGCGATTAATAAATATAAACCAGAAAATTTTCAAATTATTAAATTAATGAAATGTAATATACATGATCTAGATTTATTTGAGCAACTATATATTAAAACACATAATACATTAGCACCCAACGGATATAATTTACAAACTGGTGGAACAAATACTATTCATTCTGATATTACATGTAAAAAAAGAAGTATTTCATTAAAAAAAATGCTTACTGACCCAGATAAACGATTAATTTGGTCGAAAGCCAAACTTGGAAAAATCCAACCAAATAAAAGAAAATGTAAAAATTTAATTAATCAAGATTTGCCAAAATATATTTATTATAAAGAATGGCACAATGGTAAATATAAAGGATATTGCGTAGAACATCCTAACGTACAAAATAAAAGTAAAGTAAAAGTTTTTTCAAAAAGCAAATATACTCTAGAACAAAATCTTGATGAAGCTAAAAAATATTTACAACAAATTAAATAATTAATTATTATACATTTTTAATTCAATTGGAATTCAAATACTTTTCCAATCAAATATCTTATATAACAGATATAAAGCTATAAAAATATATATATATTGTAATGAGCAAAGCGTGTTATGTTCTTGAGGTTTTACAATTTATCACAGAAAGAGAAGGTAGTAATGGTTGGTTGGCACAAAATGGAAAAATGAAACACATCGGTTATATGAAAGGCAATTTTAAAACAAAACAAGATGCGGTTACATATTATAATAGGCATAATCCACACATGCGACCTTTGAGAAAATATAGCTACCGTAGTGATTGGGACCCAGAAACAAAATTATTATATATAGTTAGAGATGATTATCTAACAAATGCTACAATTGATTGTTTTTCCATGGATGACAATACCGAATTTACAGAAGGATATACAAAAAATAAATGGTTAAAATAATATCAATTTATATTATTTAATTAATATTATTATAATTTTTTTATTCAATAGGAATTCAAATACTTTTCTAGTAAAACTCGTTACATTATATAAAAAAATTGATGTAGATAAAACCCTTTTAATAAATATAAAAATCACTATGGTTGATTGGGACGAACATTTATATCCACATCAACAAGAAGCCATTATTAATAAAAAAGATAAATCTAAATGTATAGTTAATATGTGGTGCGGTACAGGCAAAACACGAACATTTACGATCTCTTTATTTCAAGATTTTCAAGACATAAATGTTATTGTATTTCCTTCTCTTGGTTTAATTAATCAATATAATAATGATTATTTCCTTAATCAAAACAAAATCTTCAAGGAACATTTTGATAAATTTCAATGCCTAGCATTTTGTTCCGACGATGATACAAAACTTAAATTAAAAGCATCTACCATTAAATATTCTACTTCAGAAAAAACTTGTAAATCTTTTATGAAAAAAAAAGATAAAAAAATTATATTAGTTACATATCATTCATTTGAAAAATTTATTAATATATGTTTCGATAATGAATTCCAAATTAATCGCCTAATATTTGACGAAGCACACCACGTAGTTGGAGAAAAAATACAAGAAATCGTTATTAATAATGAACGTTTAGATAATATTGTAGATAAAACGGAATATTATACTGCTACTCCTGTTAATAAAAATGAGATTACTATGTATGATAGAGAAGAACCCGAAAATAGCGATTGTGGTGAATTAGCATATGAATACTTGTATCATAAAGCGGTTGAAGATAAAGTATGTAAGGCATTCACTACAAATATTGGTTTATATTGTATCAAACCAGAATATAAAAATAAATACCAACCCATATTTGAACTTATTATTCGCGCTTGTTTATCCGGCGAATATGATTATTGGAATGTATTAACTTATCATACTTATGTAAATGAAAAAGATAGCACAAATGGCCTATCTTATGTTAACGATTTTGCTTCCAATGAAAATCAAAGACTTTTCAAATCATTATTTACTACAATACAGAATGAAGAATTTACAGATACTAAATCGCTATATCATCTAGATAATGTATTATTAAAAGGCGTTAGTTGTGAAACTAAAAATAGGGAAAAAATCATCGAGGAATTTGATAAAAAAGTTCCGGGCAGAATATATATACTCGCATCTTGTGGCATTTTAAATGAAGGGATTGATACTAAATGGGCAAATATGGGAGTTCCTATTAATCCCTCCAAGAGTATTGTAAAAGAGACACAGCGTATTGGGCGTCTTGTAAGAATTCCGGAAAATAATATGCCAAATGCTGTAATACTTATTCCTTGTCTAATTGATATTGAAAAATATAAAGATCTTAATAATTTGGAAGAACAAGATAAAATGATTAGACAAGAATTATCAGAGACAGGAAACTTTAATACCGCATTAAATGTGATTAGCGCATTTAAATATCAATATGATCCTGAATTATATGAAATGTGTTTAAGATACCCAAATATGTACGCCCCACAAGAAATAAAAGACAATCTATCAAAATATGGATTAATTGTAGAAGAAAGTCGAGGTGATTTAGTAGATAATTTGAAATATATATGTGAAAAAGAAGATATTCCATTTGAAATAGAACTAAATAATAATATGAGTGATGATGAATTATTGTCTCTTGTTAGCGAAGAATTAGAAAAATCTATTGAAATTTATACACAAGATTATGATGAACCAGTTAAATTTATTAATAGAGAATGTGTGGATGATGAACCAATAAGATTATTTTACTCAGATGATGATAAAAATTATTCACCCATTATGAAAAAAGAAAAGAATATGAAAATAAAAAGAAAAGATATTAAATCTCCCAAGAAAAGAAAGGCAATCTTTAATATTCATACACATCCTGATTTAGATGTTCTGTGGAATATTAAAGATGTAAAATTAAATAAACACTTTGGACAAGGAGTGTTGGATGTAAATATTGATTGGAATGTTAAAACGTGGAATATTAACTATGAATTATTAAAAACATATATGACGAAGGAAAAACAATGTCCTGTCCGTAGTTATATAACCGATTGTGGGGTTACGATTGGTAATTGGGTTGGTACACAACGACAATATAAAAGAAATAATATATTAGATAAACCGAAGATAAATAAATTAGAATCATTAACAGGATGGTTATGGGAATTGGATTTAGATGAATGTTGGAATATTAACTATGAATTATTAAAAACATATATGACGAAGGAAAAACAATGTCCTGTCCGTAGTTATATAACCGATTGTGGGGTTAAGATTGGTAGTTGGATTAATAGACAACGAACAAATAAAAAAAAGAATAAATTAGATAAAACGAAGATAAATAAATTAGAATCATTAGCAGGATGGTTTTGGGAATTGGATTTAGATGAAGGTTGGAATATTAACTATGAATTATTAAAAACATATATGACGAAGGAAAAACAATGTCCTACCCTTAGTTATATAACCGATTGTGGGGTTAAGATTGGTAGTTGGATTAATACACAACGACAATATAAAAAAAAGAATAATTTAGATAAAACGAAGATAAATAAACTAGAATCATTAGAAGGATGGTTTTGGGATTTAGATGAAGGTTGGAATATTAACTATGAATTATTAAAAACATATATTACGAAGGAAAAACAATGTCCTGTCCGTAGTTATATAACCGATTGTGGGGTTAAGATTGGTCGTTGGATTAATAAACAACGACAAAATAAAAAAAAGAATATATTAGATAAAATGAAGATAAATAAATTAGAATCATTAGAAGGATGGCTTTGGGGATTGGATTTAGATGAAGGTTGGAATATTAACTATGAATTATTAAAAACATATATGACGAAGGAAAAACAATGTCCTGCCCAAAGTTATATAACCGATTGTGGGGTTAAGATTGGTGCTTGGGTTAGTAAACAACGACATTCTAAAAAAAAGAATAATTTAGATAAAATGAAGATAAATAAATTAGAGTCATTAGAAGGATGGGTTTGGGAATCTAAAAAAACAACTACAAAAAAAGACATGTCCAAACCTATAATTCAATCCAAGAAAGAACCATCTACAAAAAGCACTAAACCGCCACCAAAAAGTGAATTATCCGAATTACATAAAAAATATAAAACGATGTCTTCACAAAATCTTAATAAACAATTTAATGATAATAAAGAGGAATGGGAAAAATATCACGAAATATCAAAACAAAATGAGCAATCTTTCCCGGAAGAAGATATACCAAGAAATAGAATAATAAAGAAATTAGAAACATTTGGCGGAAAAAGGAAGAAAGAAGTAGTAGATTTAGGTTGCGGATATGGTGAAATATCACAATATTTCAAAGATAATAATAGATTTGTCTTTCAAAATTTCGACCACGTTGCGATTAATGATACAATCATAAGCAAAGATATAAAAAATACAGAATTAGATGATACATCAGTAGATATTGTAATAATGTGTTTATCGATGTGGGGTAGTAATTGTAAGGATTATCTTAAAGAGGCATATAGGATATTAGATATAGGTGGC